ACTAGTAGTTGCTCGTCCCGATCATGCAAGTTTTACCGTCTATGGACGTACAAGTGTAGATGATCAATTGATTACAGTAACAGCTGAAGTTACTAACAGTTGGCTCAGTTTAAGAGCAAGCCCTGCAAATGCTGCATATTCGGGTGCTCGAATTAGTTTATTTGCTACATATTCAGAAACAATGTTGCCTCTAAAACGACCAACTGCGGTTGGATCGTTCGCTCCTGGCGGAGGAGGCAGCGGAGGAACAGCACCTCCACCACTACCCGGTGGCGGTACAAGCAGCGGAGTTTCCGTTCAAGTAAGTGATACCGCCCCATCCGTAACCGAAACTGGCAGTTTGTGGTTTAATTCAAATACCGGTGAGTTGTTTGTCTATTACAAAGACGGCACTAGCGATCAATGGGTTCAACCTGCATCAGCTGGTGGCGTATCCGGAGGTTCGGGAGTTAGTCAGGCATACGCAGACCTTTCAATTAATAATGTAGTCGGTTCTGCACCGTTAGCGTTAAACACGTTAGGGAAAATTGCAACAGCACTGAATAACGATCCGTTATTTTTAACAACTTTAAATAGTATCGTGGCCGGCAAGGCCCCTACAGCTAGTCCAACATTTACAGGAACAGTATCTGGCATTACCGCAGCAATGGTTGGATTGGGTAATGTAACAAATGAAAGTAAAGCTACAATGTTTAATAATCCAGTGTTTACTGGAACAGTAACCGGTATCACAGCCGGAAGCACCTACACATTACCTGCAGCTACTACCACAGACCTGGGCGGTGTTATAGTACCAGCAGTTGCTACCAGCGGACTTGTTAACACATCGGGTTCTATTACATTGGCCACAGCTACCACTACTCAATTGGGCGGCGTCAAAATAGATGGTACCACAGTTACGATAAACGGCAGTGGAGTTATTAGCGCATCTGCTACCAGTATCCCCTCCTACCCTGCTATTACACGGCTCGATGTTACTGCTCCTTCGTCGGCGGCATACTTGTTCAGCAATCAGTACTCGGGTAACAATCCTACCATATATGCCATTAGCGGCGCTACTATTGCATTTAATTTAAATGTCACCGGGCATCCGTTCTTGATACAAACCGGCAGTGGCTCTCTTTACAATACCGGCCTAATCCATGTAGCAGTCGACGGCACAGTTAGCACGGGGTCAAATGCTCAAGGCAAAGTTACGGGAACGCTCTACTGGCAAATTCCAGCAGATATCAGTGGTGCTTACCGATATATTTGTTCAAATCATAGCGGCATGGTGGGTGTCATTACTGTCAATAACACAGGTATAACATCGCGTGGAAATGTTACTGGAACTACAGCTAGCTTGGCAAATAATGCCACAGGTAACTTGACCATCGTTGGATTCAAGGGGTATGTATTGTACAAGATCCAAACATCAGCAGGTGCATGGGTAAGAATGTATACCGATGCCGCCAGTAGAACTGCTGATTCTAGTCGACTACAGACTTCTGACCCAACTCCGGGATCTGGTGTTATAGCAGAGGCTATCACTTCAGGAGCGCAAACAATTGTAGTTAGCCCCGGAACTATTGGTTTTAATAACGAAGGTTTACCAACAACAAATATCGAATTAGCGGTTACAAATCTAAGTGGCAGCACAACTACTATTACTGTAACATTGACTATATTAAAAATCGAGGCATAATATGAGCGATTTAAAAGAATATATTGTTACTGCTAAAACAATGGCTGATGCAGATTCTATTATTGATGATATGGAATCACCGGACGGCACACTTTATATTCCAAATAGAATTGTTGATATAACACAACTGAGAGAGATTAGCAGAAACACACACTTCATGTTATCAGATGAAGAAGCAGAACAATTAAGAAATGATTCTAGAATAATAGCAGTAGAGCGTCCTCCTAGAGAAATAGGCATTGAAGTTGTACGCCATTGGTCACAAGCCGGAAACTTTGAAAAAAGTCTCACCATCGACACTAATGATAAAAATTGGGGTTTATATCGAGTAACGGCTGGTGCAACATTGTCGGGATGGGGAACTGATGGATCGTTCACACAGAGCACTCAAACTGTAACTACAACTAGTTCAGGAAAAAATGTAGATGTTGTTGTTGTCGACGCACATATAAATCCCCTTCATCCTGAGTTCGCTGTAAATGTAGACGGAACTGGCGGAAGTCGAGTGAATCGATTTGATTGGTTTACATTGAGTTCAATTGTTGGAATATCAACAACCGGAGCATACGATTATAGTGGTGTGTCTAGTAACCACGGAACTCACGTAGCAGGAACAGTAGCAGGTAATACACAAGGATGGGCACGTGATGCTACTATCTATAATATGGAATTTGGTTACTCTGGTGCAAATGCTCCAGCTAATTGGGAACTTTATATTTTTGATTATCTTAGAGCGTTCCACAAAAACAAAGACATTAATCCAACGACCGGCCGAAGAAATCCAACAGTTACTAATCATAGTTGGGGTTATTCATATAATCCTATTACATTAGCATCAATTACCGGTGTTACCTACAGAGGCACATTTACAGATATCTCAGCATTAAGCACCCCTAACAAAAAAATATCTTTAGAGCAGAATGGCGTTCCGGTCCCATACAGTACATATCTGGATAGTATGCCCTATACCTATCCTGCACTCAATGCAGACGTTGCAGATGCCATAGCCGATGGCGTCATTGTTGTGGCGTCGGCAGGTAATAGTTATTGGAATTCTGCCTATCCCTCCGACATAGATTATAATAATAGTATTAGAAGTGGCGGCCTTGACTACATTCACTCCCAGGGTTCAAGCCCGGCAGTAGCAGCTGGCGTAATTGTAGTCGGTAATGTAAGTGCCCAGCAGGCGGAATATAAAAACAGTTCTAGCAACTTTGGTAACCGTGTTGACATATGGGCTCCCGGAAGTAATATTGTTTCCTCTGTGTTCGCCTCCTCAGCCGCCGTTGAGTTCGGTGTTACGCTGGTAAATGATCCTAGAAATTCAAGCTATTACCTAGGCAGCATTTCTGGAACCAGTATGGCATCACCGCAGGTCTGCGGAACATTGGCTTGCTTGGCTGAACAAAATCCCAATCTAACTGCCAGCGAAGCGTTAGCATATCTTATAGCAAATTCCAAAAAAAATCAGATTGGAACTACTGGATCAAGCTGGAGAAACTATCAATGGTTTGGCGATAACGGGAATAATCGATATTTATTTTATAAATTAGAGAGACCCACCAGCGGCCAAACCCTACCCAGAAATACATTTAAAGCCAGACCCACTTCGGCATCGGGAATAGTGTACCCTAGAGTCAACCGTGTTATTTCTTTTGCATTATCGGTTTACAGTATAGTACCTGTTGCCAATAATGTAAACGAAGGAAGTAGTCTAACAGTAAATGTATCAGGCATAAACACTACTATTGCTAACGGCACATACTACTGGACTATAAATAACACCACAACTGCTAATGCTGATTTCAGTGCAGTTAGTGGATCATTTATAATTACAAGTAATACTGGGTCATTTACAATAAGTCCCGTTGCCGACATAACAACCGAGGGTGCTCAAACATTCACAGTATCAATTCGATCTACTAGTATTAGTGGTACGATATTAGCTACAAGTTCTACGATCACGATTAATGATACTAGTACCACCCCCCCAACATATGCAGTAACACCGACTGCAAACAACGTAAATGAAGGTAATTCTCTAACATTTAATGTTGTAACAACTGATTTAGCCGATGCAACTACTCTCTATTGGACTGTGACTAACGCAGGTGACTTTGCTACAAGTTCAGGATCATTTACAATTACAAGTAACACGGGTTCATTCTTAGTAACACCCACAGCAGATACAACAACCGAAGGTGCAGAAACATTTACAGCCAGCGTTAGAACTAACAGTGTTAGTGGCACCGTAGTGGCTACTTCAAGCAGCGTAACTATTAACGACACAAGTACAGCTCCTCCAGCATGGTCATTATTACATACAT